GGTGCTGCCGGTGGCAATAAATCCGCTCATGGTTCAGCCCTAAGTCGGCGGTGGCCGGGGCGTCACAGCAAGGAAAGGAGAGAAACCTGCTGTTCAGCCCCGGGCCGCCGGGGTTGCGGGGTACGCTTGGTCAGCTCCCTGGTGGGGGGGCAATCTTTTTCAGGAGGCGTTCAGCGCCTTCCAGATCCTTCTTGCCACCGCAGCTGTTGTTCAGCTCGATGGCGCGTTTCAGCAGTTCAATACCGGCCATTACCTGACCGGGTTGGCCCGGGTTATCGACATTCAGACCGGCCACGGTCGCGCGTCCTGTCGCCAGGTACAGCTTGGCCCTGGCTTCGTCCGGCATGTCCTGTTCGGCGGTCAACTCCATCGTCCGGTGCAAGGTGGCCAAGTCGAATCCGCCACCGGTTTTCTGAGAGCTCAAGGCCGCTTCGGCAACTTCTTCGGCGACCAGGCAGCCGGTGGTACGTTCGAATCGATCGGGCATCAGCAGGTTGTGCTGCAACACATACGCTGCGATATCTAGCGCGCCGCTGTAATCGGAGGCATCCACACGCCAAATCATGATGGTGGTGAGTACTTCGTCCTGGGCGCCGTTGCCCGTTGCCAGAACACCGTCGACGTAAGGCACGTAAGCCGGCAGAAGCTGTAACTTGAGCGCCGCTTTGCCTTCGTTCGACTGGATCTGTTTCAGGCGCAGACGATCCTGCAGCAGCTGGGCCAGCTGCATTTCGTAGGCCGTCCCGCCCGCCATCGAAACGGCGGGCGAAGCGGCAGCGGCCTCCTGCGAGGCAAGCGCCTTCAGCCGGTGACGTTGAGCGAGGGAGAGGGCCATTGTTACGCGGCCTCTTCGATGTTTTCGACCAGGGCGCCGAGACCGAAGTCTTCGATCACGTAGTCCTCGTTCGACGATTGATAGTCGGCGATGCGATCGCGCTCCGGTTCGTCCTTGGTCATGCGGCGACGGCTGCTGATCTGGAAGTAGATCGACAGGTTCTTCAGCGTGGTGATCATGATGCCGCCGTCGATGAAGAACGGTGCGTCTTCGATCGGCAAGCCACCCAAGGTGCCGTTAGCGAGGATCCGCGCGGCTGCCAGCTCGTTTTCGTTGTCGGCGGCGCCTTCGATGTTGGCCAGGAACTTCGCGTGCAGCAGGTTGCGATCGACCAGGACGACTAGATCCGGACGCTTGCGGTGCCATGGGTCCAGCAGCTGGATGGCGTCGTAAACCAGACCGTCGAGCGTCTTGTAGTCGCCGGTCGGGCCGATGGTGACCTTGCCGGCGACCTTGCCGCTGCTCAGCACACGCTCTGGCGCTTTGGTGCGGTACTTCTCCAGCCAGCCCACGTTCACGTCTTCCAGTAATGGGTGGGTGGCCCGATCGGTCGTCGGTGCAGCGCTGGTGCCGTTGAAGCCGATCATGATGCGGTCAAGCGCCTGGCGCTCAACGATCGCACCGGACAAGCGAGCCTGGAAATCGGGGAATTTTGCCCAGGCGTCCAGCAGCGCATAAGGAATCGCGGTGTCGAAGTCGGTCTTTTTGCAGCTGTACGTGTCGTTCTTGAGCGAGCTGACGCCGCGAGGGTTACGGGCGGTCTGGTTGGTATCCGTACGGCCGGCAATCGTCGAGCCGACACCCAGAACAATGGCCTCGCCGTCTTTCTCGTCGACGCCCAGCACGTTGATTTTTTTCAGAAAGGCGCTGGATTCCTGAATAGCCGTTTCCAGTTTCTGCTGAACAGAAGGGGTGACGGTGAATTTCTCCGCCACCGACCCGACGGCGTTGATCGATGCAACCTGTTTGGTGAAGCCGTTGAAGGCAAGCCGTGTTTCGTTACGCATGGTGTTCTCCTGGGGAGCTTGTAAGGGTCGACTTGATCAGTAGGCGGTCAGCACAGCACCGTCGCCGCCGGGCAATGGTGGGCGTTTGGTCTGACTGTGGTCCTGTGTGTCGCCCAGTCGCTTGATCAGGTCCGCGAAGTCGGTGGTGAGTTTTTCGTGTTTGCCGGTGAGGGACTTGAGCGCTTCATCAGCCGAGGCGACGACTTTGGCCTGGTCGGCGGCGTGACCGGCCAGAGCCTCAACGGCGTCGTTCAATTCGGAAAACTGAGCGTCGTCCTTGTTGGCCTTGGCCTTGCTACGGCCGAGCAAATCGGAAACGCGGGAGAACAGGCCGTCAATCACGCTTGGGGTTTCGACGACTTCGTCAAACTCCAGCTGCGCTTCGACCAGCTCCGAAAACAAGTTGTCCGGTTTGCTTTTGCGTGCCTTCAGCGGCGAGGCATCAGGGTTCTGCGCGCTGAAGGTGAGCATTTCAGTGCCCAGGCTCGCCGGCGAATCGGTGACAGCCAACCCGTCAAGGTAAGCGCGGCCGGTATCAGCAAACTTCGGCGAAATCTCGATACTGGTGTACAGCTTCTGGCGCGCCTTGTTCATGGCGATCAGGTCTGCGGTCGGCTCGATCTGAACGAACAGGGCCAGCTTCTTAACGCCGTTGACGTCGACTTCTTCAGTCTTCGCGGCCAGCACATCGCCATAAGCGCGGAACGGGCTGTCGGGCAGGACGCTGCGGTAGTGTTCCACCCAAACGCGAGCGGCGTAGGTGTTCGGGTTGTAGGTTTCAGCGGCATCGACCAGCCACTGGCGCTCGATTTGACGACCATCAGTGGTCGCACCTTCGACGGCGACGCGGAACCATTTGGAGCGAAACTTCTTTTTCATTGAGCGAGTCCTCAAAGCGGTGCTGCTGGGTGCAGTTGCGTTGAGGTGCATCGTCGGCAGTACCGTCGTTACGGGCAATCAGCGCCAGTTGTAGGTCCGGGCGCTACATGGCACATCGCTACGCCTTCACGCGCGCGAGGCGTCAGCATCGCCGCCATGACGACAACCGACGCCACTCCCATCCGCGATAACCGCCGTCAGGCCAAGTTCCTCTACTGGACCGGCCTGCGGATCTGTGCGATCGCCGAAATGCTCGATGAAAAGGAAAAGACCGTTCATGCGTGGAAAACGCGCGACGAATGGGATCGGGCCGACAACGTCGAGCGCATTGGGGGGGCGCTGGAAGCGCGCCTGGTGCAGTTGATCCTCAAGGACGGAAAGACCGGTGGTGACTTCAAGGAAATTGACTTGCTGCACCGCCAGTTGGAACGACAGGCTCGGATTGAGCGTTACAAGGCCGGCGGTACCGACACCGATTTGAACCCCAATCTGGCCAAACGCAACGAAGGTCCAAAGAAGAAAGCGGCTCGCAACGAGTTCAGTGAAGAGCAGATCGAGCAACTGACCGAGGCGTTCAAAGACGGTTGCTTCGGCTATCAGTTGGACTGGTACCGGGCGAGCAATCAACGCACCAGGGCAATCCTGAAAAGCCGGCAGATCGGCGCCACCTACTACTTTGCCCGGGAAGCGTTCATTGATGCCCTGGTCACCGGACGCAATCAGATATTCCTGTCAGCGTCGAAGAACCAGGCGCACATCTTCAAGGCTTACATACAAGGCTTCGCCCGCGAGGTTTGCGGTGTTGAGCTCACCGGTGATCCGATCATTCTGGCCAACGGCGCCGAGCTGCATTTCCTCGGTACCAACGCCCGAACCGCTCAGGGTTACCACGGTAATTTCTACTTCGACGAATTCTTCTGGACCTTCAAGTTCAACGAGTTGAACAAGGTCGCCAGTGGCATGGCGATGCAGAAACAATACCGACGCACTTACTTTTCCACGCCATCGAGCATGGCGCATGAGGCCTACACGTTCTGGACCGGCGAGCGCTTCAACAAGGGCAAGCCTGTTGCGCAGCGGCTGAAACTCGACGTTTCGCACGACGCGCTGCAGCAGGGCAGGTTGTGCGAGGACCGGATCTGGCGCCAGATCGTCACCATTCTCGACGCCGAGCAGCGCGGCTGTGATCTGTTCGACCTGGAAGAGCTACGACTCGAGTACAACGCGGACGCCTTCGCGAACCTGCTCATGTGCCAGTTCGTCGACGACGGGGCGAGCATCTTCCCGCTCAACGTCCTGCAGCCCTGCATGGTCGACAGTTGGGTCGAGTGGTCCGAGGACTACAAGCCTTTCGCCGCGCGGCCGTTTGCCGATCGGCAGGTGTGGATTGGCTACGACCCGGCGGAAACCGGTGACAGCTCCGGCCTTGTGGTCGTGGCCCCGCCTCTGGTTCCGGGTGGGAAATTCCGCGTGCTCGAGCGCCATCAGTTCCGCGGGATGGACTTCGCGGCGCAGGCCGAGGCGATCCGCCTGGTCACGATGCGCTACTGGGTGACGTACATCGGGATCGACATCACTGGTATGGGCTCTGGCGTGGCCCAGCTGGTGCGCCAATTTTTCCCCAACGTGACGACCTTCAGCTACTCCCCCGAGGTCAAGACGCGCCTGGTGCTCAAGGCTTACGACGTTATTCACAAAGGACGCCTGGAGTTCGATGCCGGCTGGATCGACATGGCCCAGTCGCTGATGGCGATCCGCAAAACCATCACGGCCAGCGGCCGGCAATTCACCTACACGGCAGGCCGCACCGACGAGACCGGGCACGCGGATCTCGCATGGGCGCTTTTCCACGCACTACATAACGAACCGCTTGAGGGGCAAACCTCAACGAATAC